GAAGTGCCACTTGAAGGTGCTGAACTAAAAGTTAATGTTGAGCCGTCTGGAACAGTATAAGCTGCACTATCTTGAATAACACCATCTACACTTACAAGAATTTCTTGTACTGAACTTATAGTTCTGCCAAGTGCAAAAGTTGTATCTGAATTATCACCATTGAACCTTACAACAGATGGTAAGGCTTGAAAGTTAGCTGCTAACGGATTTCCAAGTATTGGCATTATGTAATCTCCAATATAGACAAAGCTACATCGGTTGCACCAGATGCAGTAACTGTAATATTATCTGTTGCCTCCATAACAACTTTATTTCCTGCTAAAAGTTCTAATGATGACCCAGCTGGTATGGGTGCGTTTGTTACCAGCTCAACTGTTTGATTAGCCTCATCATTTGCATTTGTTCTGTTACCCGTATCTGATACAAGACTTACAGTTGCAGTAACTTGACTTGTTGTGGTGTTACCTAACATCAGTCCAAGAACAATTGTTGTTGTACTACTTGCTACTGTATAAATAACATCTGCACTTGTTACACCTGCTTTACTTGCTAATTTAAATGTATTTGCCATATCATTATCCTAACGCTATCGATAAACTTATTATGTCTGCTGTAGTCGCTGCACCAATATCACTTGCAAGTTCAGACGCACTTCTACCTTCAACTGTTGTACCATCCACTCTAAGAAAATCATTATCTGCCACACCAGAACCAAACTGTGCAACATTTGTGTTTGATATACCCACTGCTAGTACTGCTGCTGTGCCTAAACCAATGTCAGATCGAACCTCTGATGCACTTCGACTTTCTAATCCGTTTGCTGTAAATCTGGCAAACTCATCATCGGCTACACTTGAACTATCTATTTTTACTGCGTTTGTATCTGATATACCAAAAGTTAAACTTGCTTGAGCACCAATATCTGATAAGACCTCACTCGCAGACCTGCCCTCTACTGAGGTGCCATCAACTCTCAAGAAATCATTATCTGCTACACCAGACGTAAATGTAGCCACATTACCATTAGATATTCCAGAAGATGGAACATCTGAAGTCAATGCAACTGTCCCAGCAGTACTTGGTAATGTAACGGTAACATCTGCCGTAGAAGCTGGTCCAATCAAAGTAACTGCGTTTGTTCCGTTATCTGTATCTTCTTTAAATAAAATAGAACCTGCTGCACTAGAGGAACCTGTAAGAACAGGTGTTGTTAAACTTTTATTTGTCAATGTTTGTGTTCCAGTATCAGATACTAAAGTTGCGTCTGAATTACCTATTGTGCTTCCACCAGGTAAGGTTAGGGTATTAGTTGCTGCCTCACTGTGTGCTTGTGGTGATAAGGTTTGTGCATGATTATTGCTTACCTCACAATATAATTTTATTTGACCCACACTTCCACTATCACTTCTAAGCTCAATAACACCACCGTTTACTGTAAGATCATCACCAACAGACAAGTCTGCACCGAGTGTTGCATTACCACTTGCATCTAAAAATACTGTTTTAGCTGCTGGTAATGTGCAGAATATGTTTCTTGTTCCAGATGTCCAGTTTACTGCACTATTGGAATTAGAAGAAGATAGTATTGCTGTTCTTGCTAAAGTTGTACCAGAAGATGCAAAGGTCCCTAATCCAACCTCAAAGTCTGTACCATCTGTGCAACAATAATATGTTGTATCTGCGTTGGATAAATTAGCCGTAAAAGTTTCAAATCCAGTTATAGCACCACCTAATGTATATGTTCCAGTGCCCGTTGTGGTTGTTGTTTCTTTTATTCTATCTGATATTACTAATGCCATTATTTTAACTCTATTGTTAAGTTCTCTGCGTTAATTCTAAAAATGTCTCCAGATTGTATTACCTTACTGGAATCTAAAGCTCCTACAAAAAGTATATTACCACTAGTGCTTGCATCTGCTAAAAATACATGAGTAATGGTATTGTTTGTGCCGCCAGAGGCGGGAAACTCAATGTTTGCTGCGTTTTTTGCTGTTTGTGTATCTGTTGAATCTGCACCTACTGTTGTCCAGTTAGAAGCAGTTACTTGTTGTCTAGCATAATTTGTAAAGGTTGCTTCAGTTAATGAACCTGTTTCTGCTGAGGACACTGCCGTTGCTAATCCCACATATATACTATCACCAGGTGATGAAAAACTTAATGAATTATTTTTAAATAAAAAATGTAGTAATCTTCTTTCTAAATAATTTGTTGCTGCATTTGATGTTGCCATTGTACTCTCCTACGACCTTTGTGCCCTTGGTAAACCTGCTTTGTAAGCATCTTCATTTTCTCTTGCCTCACCTAAGTCTTTTAGCCTAATTAATTGATCATTAAATCTTTTTTCATATTGTTGCATCATATCTGCCTCACCTTTCATATAAGTATATGCTTCTACTAGTGATCCGTAAAGTAATGCGAATGGTGCGTTAGTGCTTAACCATGTTGTCCCACTATCAGCACCAGCTGTTAAACTAGTAGGTTTATAATAATAATGTAACTCTACTGCATAATTAGAATTAGGTGTAGGGGCTACAATAAAGTTATTAATATCAAAAACAGCATAATATTTAGGAACACCTTCACTTGCTGAAGTTGGAAAAGCTTCTTGCAAAAAGTTTACATCTTTTTGTAAAAGAATATCTTCACTACCAGAAGTTGTTATTTGTAAAGAAAAGGATGCAAGATAATCAGAGGGTATAGAGAGAAACTTATCTGAAGATGTAAATGAAGATGTTACATTTTTTCTAAACAACTCTAAATCAACTGTTTTAAATATTCTATCCTCAGCACCTTTTATAAAATCTGATAAGTGATTTACAAATGTAGTCTCTGTATTGTCTGTGTAATCTTGAATGGCTGTTTTTAACTCTGTAAATGTAAAACTCATGATGAAATAGTCACAGGACCTGCTGTAGCAAAGTCTCCGCCTCCCTTTATGTTACCAGCTGTAGATGACTCTGCAACTGTAAAAGTATATGTATCTGTTGTTACAACGGTTATAGAATAACCTGTAGAAAGTTCAAGTGCACTTTTTGATATACCATCAAAACCTTGACATGTCCTAAACCTTACTGTGTCCCCTGTGGTTCTGCCATGTGTATTTTCTGTTACAGTTATAACGGTGGTGCTATCTGAAGCAACTGCTGATGTAAAAGGGTTATGAATTAATACTCTTTCTACATCAGGCTCTACTCTAGAGTCTGGTCTTGGATCGTTTAAAGATTGAGCATCTTCTGCTTTTACTCTACCGATAAAGTTTTGTGGGTGATCAGGGTCAACCATATCTTTTCCTACTCGCAGCCCGTTACGAACCCCATTCCTAAACTCATAAACTAAATCATGAAGATCATAGCGAAATCCTGATCTATCACAAAATCCAAATGCGTATTTTCCTCTAGCTCTTGTCACTATCTAACCTATAAAAGTATTCATCTGTCTCTCCTAATCTAAAGTTTTGACCATTTTCTACCTGATACTCAATGGTACTAACTTTAAAGTCAGGTTGTAATGGCTCTTTTGGAGATAAAGAATTATCAAATATTCTTGTTCTGTTGTTTGGGTATAGGCAGTATTGACCATTGTCCAACTCAATTAAATTAGATGATTTGTGCTCTGCTGGAGTTTCACTTGTGCTATAATCTATTTGATCTCCATCATAATGATAATTATCTATTGTACATATGTAAGCACCTTTTTGGACACCATGATCCCTAGTATAAACTTCGTATTCCATAGTAGATATAAATTGTTTCTGCACGGCTACAACTCCATAATCCATACAATTCCAAAACTGAAGGTTGGCAAGGTCCATATCTGGCTTGGGAACTTCGGGTCTAGAAACAAATGCCGATATTGGTAATTTATCAAATAAAGCACCATAATCAGGAAGATAAGTTTCAAAATAAAAAGCTCTCCCAGGAATAGATTTTGCTGTAACCCAAACACCCTTTACATATTCTCCGTAGCCATCATCTAAATCTCTCAAATACTCTTTTCTAACCCAAACCTCTATTGAAGGTAAATTGCATATTAATCCTGGCATTATCTATTATTAAACATTAACCCTCTAGTTGCAGCTCCACCACCACGCATTTTCATAATCTTGCCACCTTTTTTCATATAGCCCATTTTGTTACGAACCTCTGTTGGCAACTTACTTAATCCTTTGCCTTTATTACCCTGTGGTACAGCTTTTAAACTACCACCAATTTTTTTACCAAATAAAGGCGGATCATTTATCATCATCAACTTTTGACCTTTTTTTAAAGGTTTTCCTGATTGGGCTGGTTTACCTTTTTTTGCTATTTTTGCTTTTATGGGCTTACCCATCTTAACGCCACCACCACCTTTCATAGACATAGGTTTACCTTTTCCTGTAACTCTGTCCATAATTTTTTTCTGCCCAGGCATCATGAATGGCGCTGCCCCTGAGGGCTTCTTATTTTGTTTTTTCTTTTTACCTTTAGCAGGTGTTATTTTCATTGGCATTATGCTCTCCTTGTCATTCTTCTTTGTCTTCTACCAGCAGTGCCAGTAAGTTTTTTCTTGCCTATAGTGGCTGGTCTAGCTTTTGGCTTTGCCATCATAGTCTTAGATTTTGATCCTGCTGGTTTCTTCATAGACATTTTTCTCATTTCTGTCCTTGTTTGACCTGCATAAGGACTCATCTTTCTTGCACTTTTTAAACCTGGCTTTGCTATTCCTAGGTTTAAAGTTTTGCCTGCTCTAATTTTATTAGGATCAGCAATATTATTTATTTTCTGCAAAGTTCTAACTGTCGTGTTATTTTTCTTTGCTATTTCTGATAAAGTGTCTCCACTTTTTATTTTATATGTTGCCATAATTTAACTCCCAAAAAATGTGTTGTATGGTACAAATCTAGCAGATGCACTGTCAGAGTCTTCGCCTGCTGCTAGTTCAAACTGAAACTCATACTCCTGCTTAAGTGCAGAAACTCTATTAGACACTTCAGGTCTTTTCATTGCTACATAGTAGGCAAGACCAGAAACTAAACAAGGCACAAACCTAGGAGGAATAAAGGATGTGGTAGTTCCTGATATCCCTGATGATATTCCGTCAATGCCTACTATTCTGTAATAAAATAAAGTATATGTCTGTGCACTATCTGGTATCGGATAAAATGTCACATCTACTTTATCACTTAATCTCTGTATAAATATTTGTGTGGGTCGACCTGTCACGTTCTTATTTGCTGTTTGTGCATATGTTGAAACAGTTATTCTTGTTAAATTTGTATCTGTTTGATTTGTTCCTGTACCTGTTCTTATTTGATGTTCTAATAAATCTACAGTATCCGTAGGCAAGGTATAAGTAGAAGTTCCAGATGTTAACGATTGTGTTCCCTCTGCTATGGTCCAAAGATTTAACCCTCTGTTTTGCCACTCCGCAGTAAGAATATTAAACGATCTTCTAATTGTTTTTAAGTCATATCCAGTCTTCATATCAAGACCAGCCCTCTCATAGGCTTCTTGAAATATATCTGGAAGATCAGGGGTTACTACTGGCATATTTTAACTTCTCCATAACATTACGAGTATTTTCTAAATCTTGCCGTTTTTTTAGCAATCTTTTTGGGCTGTTTAGATACTTGTTTACCTTTTCGAGTTGCCTTGCGTTTAGCAGCCGTAGAGGCGGCATATTCAGAGGGAGAAAGAGCCTTAATCGCTGCCGAAGGTAAATAACGTTCACCTGTTGCTTTTTTCCCTTGTGTACTAGGTTTACCACTTTTGGTTCGCCATTTTTGTTTAGTCCAAGCACGAAGTGACCTCTGTGATTTTTTTAATGCCATATTTCATTATACCCAAAATTTTATAGTTTGACTACTCATCTTGTTTTCTTTTGTCTCCTGATCGCTTCTTTCGCCCTTTTCGCAATTTGGGCTTGTTGATTTTTTCCAGCAACTTTTGCCCTTTGTTCCATAACTGTGAGGATTTGAATTTTTCTAGCAAAAGGCTTATTAATATTTTTAACCTTTCTAGCAGTTGCACGAGCATCAGCAACAGTTGCGTACTTAATCCTAACAGTATCTTTTGGATTTTCGTCAGTATAGAGTCTCCTGCCTGTACCTTTAGGCTTTTTCCCTGTTCCAACTTTTGGATCTTTTCTAACCATTTATTTACCATTTCTCTTTTTTCTCTTTTGTTTACTTGGAATTAATCCTTTGTTTACTGCTCTTGCTCTCTCACTAAACCCCAATTTTTTACCTGATTTAAGTTTACTTTTTATTGTTGAAATCTTTGCTACCATTATTTTCCGTTCCTATTCATTATAGCACTGGCGCCCATGTATGCAGCCACAATGCCACCGCCTGTCAGATAAAAAAGGTTGCTAATATCTGAAAGTGCTTTAACTCTTTCAAGATCAACAAAGAACATGGCAATAGTAAAACTAGCCATTGCAATTAAACTGGCAGTTGCCATTCGTCTTTGTGCTCTTTGTTTTCGTAAATCATGCTCAAGTCTCTTTATTTCAGCCATGTGACTAAATTCTTCATCGCTGACCACACCGTCATTATTGATATCGTAGGAACTATATTTTGATGTTTGTTGTAATTTTTTTTGTGTCATTTTCTACTCTCTTTGTATAACCAGGCAAGAAATACAACAAATCCTACAACTGTAAAAAATAATACAACCCAACCTACACCTTCCCATATTTTCCGTATCATCTCCTGTCTCTCATAAATATCTTTTTTTCTCTGGAGCCTTATCTCTTTTTCCATGTGTAAAATCTCATTCCATGAATTAGCCCCATAATGAAAATTTATAAATGACTTTAGTTCCTGTCTTTGTGCCTCTAACTTTTTCTTTGCAGTGAAGGCTTCTATGGCACTCGCTTCAATTTCTTTGCCTTTGAATAATTTACGAAGTGGAGATGCATTTTTCGCTGATTTTTCAACATTGTCCACATCTGAAACAGCACCCATCCAGCGACTTAAATCTTTACCCATAGATTCAATTTCACGACCTGCTGCAAATCCAGCCTTGATTGCGCTAAATGCTTTTGATGCTGCCGTTATAGCAAGTCCTATTGAAGCTGGGTCCATTATCCTCTATAACCTCCACCCTTGGCTTTATATTGTTTTGCAAGCATTTGAGCTTTTCTAGCACTCCACTGTCCTGGTCTACCACCTTTACCACCAGCCTTTATTCTGTTAAACAAGGCTTTTCTCATTGTTGGCTTTGTATAATTACCTGCTTTATTGACTGTGCTTTTGCCGCCTTTCTTCATCATCTTTACCATTCCACCTGCTCTCATGCCATTTGATGAGCTTGAAGATGTTGTTGATGATGTTGATGAAGCTGGACCATCATCTAAGTTTTTGGCAGTTCTAATTATATTTAAATCTCTTCTGTCATCTCCTGTAGATAAAAATCCTCCAGTCTTAAGTCTCATTGGCATTTTCATAAAACCTCCTATGTGCTTATATTAGCCATTCTGTCACAAAGTCTTTGTGCTCTGTTAGTTACTTGTCTATACCATCTCGAGTCTTTCATCTCTTCACTTGCACTAACAAAGTCTCTATTATCCACATGTTGTTTCATCTTCAAAAATCTGCTTAAACGAGGTCTACCCAAATTAAACATCATATTCGCAATAACTCTTTGGGCTTCTTCTGGTAAATCATCAAAATCATTATAAAGATATTTGCACTCCTGTATTGTGACCTGTATGTCTTCATCAAACAATTCGTTAACTCTTTCTTCTTCAATCTTTGTTCCTACAGGTAACCCACTTTCTGGATCTGTATCTTTTATAAGATGCCCCACACCCAGCGTTGGCAGAGAAAGATGATCGAGGTATATTTCGTATTTTACACCCTCATCTACTTTTAATTCATCTCGTAATTTATCGATGTTCATTATGTAATTTTCCCTTTGGTCATCCCTTTGGTCGCAATACCATCTATAGGTCTTGTTCTTTTCACAACTCCACCTGCCATCATTTTCTCCATAGGTGTTGCTTCGGCTGCTCGTATGCCTCTGGCTTTGTCTCTTCTCTCTTTTGCAAGGACACCAATTAAATTTGTTTTAGGCAACATAGATGCTAATTTAGAAAATGGACCTTGCCCTTTCATAATACCATAGACTGGACTTAGCGCAGAAGCTAGTCCACCCAAGCCTCCACCCTTTTGATAACTCATCATTTTTTTTCTCATTTTATTTCCTTTCATTTGATTTTTCATTGAGGATCTACTAATCAACACTTCCACCTTCGTCTTGCTTGTCGTAATCTACTGTTAGGATTTTTCGCTGCTTTTGGAAATTTTTTCATTTGACCAGCACTTCTAGCACAAAAAGATTTTCTTCTCTTAGCCGCTTTACTCCCAGGTTTAACTTTGCCAGTGACAGCAGTTTTTAATTTACTGCCTGGATTATCTCTTCGATAACGAGCAACACCAGCCTTTGTCATTCCCGCCCCAGCTTTTGTGGGGCGAAAATACTTTTTGGTTTTAGGTGGCTGTTTATCTGCCTTCCTAGCCACAATTCACCTATGCAAAAAACACAGTCATAAATGCGAATGTTGCTGAGGTATAAGATATAAATGAACCATCTCTGCAAACAACACCTTGCTCTGGTATGGTAACATCTCGTGAAGTTTCATCATCTCCAATAGTCCTTAACTGCATAACAGTTGTCCCAGTTGTAGACCCTTCAACGAAATCTATTGTACCAGCTGTAGCTGAGTTCACAATCATAACGCCTTTTATTCTTATGCTTCCACCAAATATTACATCTTTAACTGTGGTTGCTAAATGACCTAACTTAATATTAGCCGCTGGTTGAGCTGATACAGAAACCGCTGTAACTGTTTTAAAGAACTTACTACCGTCATGTGTTGTAGCAGATCCTGTTAAGGTTATCGTTTCTGTTTGGACTGCACCCAAAACATCAGTGCCAGTTATTGTGACTGTTTTACCATTGTCTCCAGTCCCAGCTGTTGTAACAGTTAATAGCTGCCCACCAGTAAAAGTTGCAACACCTCCACTAGCATCTGCGCCATTTATTGTAGCATCTGTATTAGGTCTTTGATTTGCAAAAACAGAATCATCATCGGCAGCATTTGCATCGGCTGTAATTAAGATAGATTTTACATCTGATCTTGATGCCATGTTTGCCTCCCTTTAAAATACAGAATATTCTAATTCTACTGTGAATCTACCTGCTGTTGCATCTGCATTTAATGTTGTCGTTGCCGCAGCATACAAAACATTACTTGCGATTGGAGCAGTTATATTCGGTTCAAATACATGAAAGTTTCCTGCTGTGTTATTAAAATTAATGTCAATTTCAGTTATAGATAAAGCAGCAGACAATGTAGTTGAAAAAGCTGCAACACCTGCCCCCACAATCTCTGTTCCTGAAGAAACTGCTGCATTAGTTGCTGTGCCACTTGTTGCACTTAATTGTAAGCTTCCAGCTAGTGTTTGACCTGCTGCGGTTGTAATACCTACTACAGCTTTATGAATAAAAAACTTTGTTGCTGTCACCAGTTCATCTGGATGATCTGAATTAAGAGTTCCTAATTCAACAAGCACATCACCATCAGCATAAGCTGATGCTGTGTCTGTTGCGGCTAGAGAACCCACAAAGGTTTGAATTTTTCTTGAGCCTAAAGATATTAGCTGACCTGTAGAGTTTACTGAAAAGCCAGTTTGGGTAATAGCACCTGTAGTGCTATTTTCATTTATTACATTAAATCCACCCTTAGATCGGACTGGACCTGAAAAAGTTGTATTAGCCATGTTACACTCCTTGTCTTGGCAAATGTCAAAAAGTGCATGTGCACTTTCTGTCAAGGGTTAAAAGGGGACATTGCTGTCCCCTCGGATAGTTATGCTCCTGGTGAACCAAACATCCCTAATGGATCTGATACACCGAATGAGTATCTTTCACGAGCTTTGTATCTTACATTGCCTGTGTCAAAATCTCCATCCATAGAAGTTGCCATAGGTGTTCTGACAAACATCTTCATGCCGTTTGGAACATCAGTAGTTAAAAAGAAGGCATCAGTATCTGTTAGATAGTGATTTATAGCAAATCCTTCTGGTATACTACCATTTGATCTTAAGGCATTAATATCGTTGTCAGCAGTTCCTGTTCTTCCTTCTGTCTGCAATAGTCTTGTTGCGACAAACATTAATGCAGGTGGAATGATTAACTTTCTTGGTCTTGCTGCAATCAATAAACCTCTTTCGTCTACGAAAGCTGCAATATCAATTACCATCTGCTCAAGAGATGTTTCATTCAAATCCGCATTTGTTGTTAGTCTATTCTTATTGTTACCTCCAGCCACTGTTGGGTGTGCTGTGTTAAACAATGTTACACCATCGCCACTTTGAAAAGTATCAAAGCCTGTGTTTAGCAATGCAGCGGCTTTAGTTTGCTTTGTATAAGCCATTGCTCTAGCTAATGCTTTCGTATAACGAGCTGACAATGAATCATAAAGATTATCTTCCATTGCTTCTTCTGTTATTGAAAAGCCCATAGCCACAGTTTCGTGGTTGTATCTTGAAGTAAAAGACTCTTGCGCTGAGTCAAAAGATATAGCTGACCCTTCAGGCTTAACTGGTGCTGCACCAAAACCTGACAACTTGACTTCTTCTTCAAAGCTTCTCTCTGAATTTTCTGTCTCATATATCTCAGCATGTTCATCTTCATACTTTTCATACTCAAGACCAAATAAAGCATTAAGTCCTGGTAATAACTCCTTAAGGAGTTGTGCTCTTGAAATCGCCATTTATCTCTCCTTAAGCTGCGCCACTAGTTGATGACAACTGATGATAGTTAAACTTACAAACCAAGATTGGAAAGTTGCTTCCCTTCTCATCACCTAAATCACCACCTAAGTAGTCAATTATTTTTATGCCGTCACCTGTTGCTGTTGATATTTCTGAAGCATCCAATGCAACACGGGAAATACCCAATGTTGTATTAGCACTATTTTGTACCACAGGTGCATTTTTTCCGTAAATGTCTCTCTCGTTAGAAAAAGATCCATCAGCTTGAATTGTAAATAATACGTTAGGATCATCTACAACATAAGCCATTATATCATCCGCTGCTGTACTTGCAGGGAAATGCTGACTAAAAGTCAACTGATTTGTATTTGGATCTGTAAATCGGCAACCCATGAAAATACCGCATAAATCAGTCGCTGAACCATCCATAGTTCCTGTCATTTTTGCAATTGTAGTTGCATTACTGGCATTAACTAGCTGGACAATATCGCCCTTAACTATAGCTGTACTTTCTCCAGATTTAATAGGGTATTGTCTAAATACCTCTAATGAACCTGCATCGAATCTACCGATTGGGTTTAATCCAAATGGTGCTGCTACACTACTCATTTTTTTATCCTCTTCGGTTAAGTTAGCTTTATTAAGATGTGCGAGTAACCTTTTCTGGCTTCAGAACTGGCATCCTCGAATCAGATTCACGAAGATAATTATTATCTACAGAAGCGATCTGCTGATCGTTTTTGTTCTTATAATGGTCTCTTCTTGCATCCATATTTTCTGTGGAGTTCTTGCAAAGTAGCAAACCTCCAACCTCTACATTGCCTTTAAACTTGGAATCAACATCGGTCAGCACTTTTAATTCAGGATGATCTTCTGCTCTCACTGGCTCCCAACCTTCACGAAATTTAGAAGAAACATTTGTCATATCAGCTTGACCTAATGTCGATGTGCGTATCCATCTGTATTCCACTCCTGGTTTTGGAGCAGGATCAGGGATAGAGTTTGGTCTAGTCCATGTGACTTTTCTTTTTGTTGCTTCTCTACTCTCTTCTGTGCGTAAAGTTCTATCAGCCATTAGTAGCCTCCTTTAAAAGCTGTGCTGCATATTGCTCGTTGCTAAGTCCTAGCCGTCTGGCAAGGCTTACTTGTGTTGAGGTTAGTTGCACTTTGCGTGGTTGTTTTGCACTTCTACTTGGAGGGGCAACCACGGAGCCACCAGATCGCTGAGGTGCTGTTACCTCTTTTGTCTCAGCAGTCTGATTGTCTTGAAACTCTTCTGGAAATTTAGCTCTCATTGCTTTGTCAATTTCACTATAATATAATTCAGGTTCTACTTTAGGACTCACATTCTTTTTTATTAGTTTTTGATGCACACCTAACGCATACCCTGTCATCTCTTCATAACCATCTTTTTGAAACCAGTCGTTCTCCGCCATCCAAGCCTTATCTTCTTTTGTAGGCTCTTGTTTCTGAACTGGTGTGTAAGCTTTCTGTTGCTCTACTGGCTTTTCTGATGTTCTTTGTTTTGGTTTATAATCTTGTATTTTTAACTGCTCTGCCTGTGCTTGATTCAGTTTTAATTGAGCTTCTGTAATTTTATCTGGATCTCCAGCTTCATAAGCTTCTTTGTATTCTTTTTTAGCTGCTTCAATCATGGCGCTTGTTTTGCCTTTTACTTGCTCAACTAGCACGGCTTCACCATCATCTAGAGTTTTCTTTAATTTATTATTCTCTTGTAGTATTCTTTCTGCATGTTTAATAGCTTCATCTTTTTCTCTTTGTGCAGCCTCTCTTGCTCTTCTTTCTTCGTGATATTCATATTTTAATTGTTTTATTCTTTTTTGAGCATCTCCTTTATATTTGGAAATCTCATCATCTTCAGGAATATCAGGTTTAGTGCCCTCTGTTCTTGGCGGTCTACCCTGATCTTCTTCAGGTGTATCATCTACAACTTCTATCTCTAAATCTGATAGTTGATTTTTTTCTTCTTCTTCTATTTTTTGTGCTGTGTTATCACTCATGCTCTTGTATACCCTCTTGGATCATCAACAACTGCTTCAACAGTGTCATCGTTAATTAGTCTAAATTCATCACCTTTTATTTTAAATCTAGTTCCTGAATAAGATCTAAAAATTACAAAATCACCCTTAGCGCAATATGGACCGTTTGGAAATTTTTCTTTATCCTGATAAGCCGCATCTCCCATTTCCACAACAAATCCTATGATCCT